TGCGTGAGGTCGATGATACGGTTCGGCATATCGCTGATACGGCTACCTTCGGTCTCGCTGACAAGTTCGCTGCCAAGATGGACGAACTGACAGGCCGCACCAAGGGAACCACGTACGACCAGAACCTAGCCAACGAGCGAAAGAAGGACGAAGACGCTTCCACGGGTGCAAAGGTAGCAGGAACGGTCCTTGGCGCCGCTGTACCGGGATTGGGCGTCCTTAAGGCTGCTCAGGCACCCGCTACGGCCTCTCGTGCTCTCCGTGCGCTCTACGGGGCAGGCACGGGGGCTATCGAAGGCGCTGCATCAGGCCTCGGTCACGACGATTCCGACAATCTGGTCGACAAGGCTAAGTCTGCAGGGGTCGGAGCGGGTGTAGGCGCTGCTCTTGGTGGTCCTCTTGCTGCCGTTATGCCAGCCACAATGTCCCAGAAGGTTGCTTCCTACATCAAGAACAACGGTGGAGAGGAGGGCGCTCGTCGGGTCGCTGAGGCTACCAAGGACCTCACAGGTCTCGCTAGTCGAGAAGCTCAGGGCGGAAAGGCTATTGGTGCCAAGCAGGCGAATGCGATCGGTAATGGTTATGTAGCACAGGCCATGGATCACATTGCGGACCCTGAGATCCGCACGGCTCTCCAACGTGGCCAAGCACTGAGTGATGCGCAACTCGCGAAACTCCCTCCGGATATTGCGGCAATCATCAACAAGCAGACCACGGTAGGTGCACAAACCGCAGCCAAGCCTGCATATGACAACATCTTTGCCAAGGCTGGTCGTGCTGCTGCCCGTAACCTGATCCCCATCGAGGCCGTACGTAACCTCGCAGTGAACGCACTCGGTGGTCGTGAGACCCGCGAGCAAGCAATCCAGAAGCTCATCAAGCAAGGCCCTGTGGCCGATAAGGTCCTCGAGCAACTCGGGCCGTCCAAGGGTGCCCAGGCACTCAAGGTTCTCCAAGCGAAGTCCGCAGCTACACAGGCTCAGAACGCTTCCCGCGCTGGATTCGGTACAGAGGCCGGGCAGGTACTCGCCAAAGATGCGGAGAATGCCCAGGTAAAAGCCGCAGCAGATGCGGCGAAAGCAGAGGCCGAGAAGATGCAGTCCATGGCGGACCTGAAGGCCAAGGACCCCACGAACGTCCTAGGCCTCGGGAACCCCTTGGGTGCCCCTAGGAACCCTGCAGAGATGAAGGAGTTCTCTTCGACCCTCCGTCACCAGATGGAGAACTCTCCGCAGACCCAAGCTGCTCGTGCTACCCAGGCTGCCGATGAACAAGCTAATGCTGTCGCTCTGGCCCAAAAGGCCCAAGCGTCCCGCAATGCTATGTCCAAGGCAACCCGTATGCCTCTGGGCGGTGGGTACCAACAGTTGCTCCAAGGTGGTGCCTCGGGCCTGAATCTGACCTCGAAGGAAGCCAATCAGGGTCTCCGTGCTCTGTCGAATCACCCGGTACTCGGTCCTCACGCTGAGGAACTCCGTAGGACAGGTCTCATTGGTGACGAGAGTGCCTTCTATGGTGTCCAGAACGGCCTCCGTGGGATGAAGGAACAAGGGTACATCGGCAAGCAGATGCAGGGTCCCCAAGGTGCCCTCTCCAGTGCAACTGAGGCTGTCCGTAATCCTATCGCATATAAAGAGGCCGTACGTCAGGCAGGGTCGGCGTTAGACCGTGCTGTATCCAAGGCCCCTACGGATGAACTGGCAGGATTCGCATCCCAAGTGGCGAACTTGAGGACCACTGCCGCTAAGGAAGCTCTCGTGCAGAGTCGCCTGCAGTCCGCAACCCCTACGGAAGCCAAGTTCATCAAGGAATTGGTGCACCCGCTTACCAAATATGGTCCTAAGAAATGAAAGTAACAGAAATGTTGTCCCTACTCTCGGCGTTTGATGAAGTCTACGCGTCGAGTTTTCTAACTGAAAAGGAAAAGGCAGTCATTGGTACCGAGGTTCTCCTTCGGCTCCCCCATGAAGGCCTCTACCCGTCTGCTGACGCCACCTTGAAAGCGATTCAACGCTCGATTGGTGAACGTGTAACCCAACTGGAGGGAACTCTTGGAGCAGCAACAGAAAAAGCCACGAGCAAACCGACCAAAGGGAACACCAAAGTCAAAGACGCCGGGGTTCGCGGAGTTAGCTAAGACACCTGAGGGACGTGCTCAGATGGCCGAATGGCGCAAGTTGGCCATAGGTAAGGGCGGCCGTCCCAAGGGAGCCACTGACGGCTTCTCTGCATACCGTCGAAAGAAAATGATTGCCAAGGCTGCGGCTGAGGCGAAGGTAATTGTGAAAGCTATGGAAGACAAAGGAATCGTGATCCCGAAGGATGCGGCGGCTCGGGAAGCATTTGAAACCGTGGTCACCGAAATGCGCCGCAAGGATCTTCTGCCCAAGGACAAACTTGCGTTCGCACGCACGGTCCTTGAGTGGTCGATGGCCAAGCCCGCTGCGGAGACCAATGTGACCGTTAAGAAGGCTGAGGATTTCCTCAGTGATCTAGCAGGTGAATTGGATAAGTAACACATGGATGAGGTTGTCGTATGGACAAAGTAACAGAAGTACGTAGGCGTCTGTACGATGACTTCACCTACTACGCGAAGCACGCCGTAAAGATTCGCACGAAGGAGGGGACCGTTGTGCCGTTGGTGCTCAACGCCGCTCAACAGATTTTCATCAAGACTGTTATCAGACAGATGACCACCACCGGGAAGGTCCGTGTGGTGATCCTGAAGGGTCGCCAACAGGGCCTCTCCACTGTAATTCAGGCGATCCTCTACTGGTACACATCGCAACACAAGGCTATCAAGGCCATAGTCATGACGCATTTGGGAGAAAGTACAAAGGCTCTCTTTGACATGACGAAACGGATTCACGAGCACTGCCCGGAGATCCTCAAGCCCCACACAAAGTATTCCTCGCGTAAAGAACTCGCGTTCGACATCCTTGATAGCTCCTACATGGTGGCTACGGCAGGGGGCGAGGGTATCGGGCGGGGAGAGACCATTCAGTTGGCGCATCTGTCCGAAGCTGCGTTCTACCCTCCGGCTACCGCAAAGGACAACATCAACGGCCTTATGCAGGCCATCCCCAATTCCAAGGGCACCTTCGTGTTCGTAGAGAGCACAGCGAATGGTATCGGCAACCCCTTCCACGACATCTGGACCAATGCAGTCAACGGTACCAACGAATATGAGGCTGTGTTCATCCCTTGGTTCATCCAGACCGAGTACCGCATGCCAGTCCCTGAGAAGTTCGAACGAACTCCTGAGGAAGACGAGCTAGTCAAGAAGTACGGTCTCGATGATCAGCAACTGATGTTCAGGCGCCGCAAGATAGCAGTCAACGGTCTCGAGATGTTCCAACAGGAATACCCGTGCCACGCTGACGAAGCCTTCTTGACCTCTGGTCGCCCTGTGTTCAACCCTCAGCAACTCCAGGGTCTCATTGAGAAATCCCCTGAGGTGGTCTCCAGGCTCGAGCTAATCAGCGAAGAGTTCGAAGAGGCAGCCCGAGGATCCCTGATGCTCTATAGGCACCACCAGCCCGGTGAGACTTACTACATTGGCGCTGACGTTGCCATGGGTGTCCGAGGTGGCGACTGGTCCGTAGCTCAGATCCTCGACAGCAAGAAACAGCAAGTAGGGGTATATCGGTCTCAGGTTCACCCTGATTACTTTGCGACTGTCCTAGAGAAACTTGGCTACTTCTTCAACACAGCCAAGATCGCAGTGGAAAACAACAACCACGGCATCCTAACTGCAACCCGCCTGGGCAAAGACCTTGCCTACCCCAACCTCTACTTCGAAACGCAAGTGGACAAGCAGACTGAAGCGGAGACTGTGACCTACGGCTTCCGTACTACGGTCAAGACTAAGCCTCTCATTATCGACAAGCTCCGCGCAGCCCTGCGTGAGGACGCCATCACGATCAACGACAAGTTATCCCTCAGGGAGTTGATGACTTATGTGGTCAAAGATGATGGAAAGCTAGAGGCAGAAGCAGGGTGCTTTGATGACTGCGTGATGTCCCTCGCTATCTGTAACTTCATCCACGAAGGCCACTACGTCCCCATCACGGTTACTGACGACTTCTACTTTGAGGCGATATGAAACCCCGCGCCTGCACAACACAACACACGAGTAACCTAAACAATGGCTAAAGCTTCAGACAAGTTCAAGCCGGTATCGAAGGAAGAGTTGGCGGTCCTTGTCGAGAGGCAGATTAAGACCTCGTCGGTCTACTACGACTCCAAGCTTTCCGACGAGCGCCAGAACGTATTGGACTATTACCAGGGTACCAAGCCCGCTCCCTCGCACGCAGGCAATAGTAAGTACGTTTCGATGGATGTCTTCGATTCCGTGGAGTCCCTCAAGGCTGTCCTGCTCGAGACCTTCTCCGCAGGTAACAAGATCGCCTCCTTCGATCCGCAGACGGCTAATGATGTCGATGCGATGAAGATTGCGACTGAGTACGCAGACTACGTTGTCCATCGCCAGAATGACTCCTACAACATCTTCTCCCAACTGATCCACGATGGTCTTATCGCCCGCGTAGGGATCGTTAAGATCTACTGGGAAGAGTGTGAAGAGGAAGCGGAAGAGACGTTCGAAGATATCCCTATCGAACAGGCGGACCTCCTCGCGGAGCAGCCTGACGTAGTTAAGATCGAGATCGAGCACGACGAAGAGACAGGCCTCTGTGAAGGCACGCTCACCCGGAAGGTTGATCGCTCGCAGGTCAAGATCGTCAATATCCCTCCCGAAGAGTTCCTGATCACCTCTACGGCCTCCTCGATTGAGGACGCTGAGTTCGTATCCCATAGAACCCGTAAGACCAAGTCGGACCTCAAGAAAGCAGGCTACGACCCGAAGAAGATCGCTGAGATTAGCGGTGAAGGTTCGGACGATACCCTGAACATGGACCCCGAGAAGATCACGCGGTTCCAAGACATCGGTGCGTCCTTGCTCGACGAGAGTGACTCAGAGTTGCAAGAGGCTTCCGAGGGTGTCCTGGTTCACGAGAGCTACCTATACCTCGACATGAACGGTACGGGCATCACGAAGCTCTGGAAGGTCACCTCGGCTGGTTCGGTGATCCTCGACAAGGAACAGGTAGAGAAGAAGCCGTTCCTGCACTTCTGTCCGACTCCGGTTCCCCATGCATTCTATGGTTCGAACTATGCGGCCCGAGTGATCCCAACGCAGAACGCGCGGACTGTACTGACTCGGGGCATTCTGGATCATACGGTCATCACCAATAACCCCCGCATGATGGTGGTTAAGGGCGCCCTGACGAACCCCAAGGAACTCCTAGAGAACCGCATTGGTGGTCTGGTCAACGTTACCCGCCCTGATGGCCTGATCCCGCTCCCGCAGCCCGGGCTGAACCCCTTCGTATTCCAGACGCTCCAGCTTCTCGATGAGGAGAAGGAAGAGGTCACTGGTGTCTCGAAGCTGTCCCAAGGGCTCAATAAGGACGCCCTGTCGAAGCAGAACGCACAGGGAATGGTCGAAGGTCTCGTGTCCCTCTCGCAGCAACGCGAGAAGATCATGGCCCGTAACTTCGCCAACCAGTTCATCAAGCCTCTGTACCTCGAGGTCTACCGTCTGGTCA